ATTTCTTTTCCTAATCTAGTAAAAGATTCTCCTGTTGATCTTAAAGATCTAGTCGTATGTTTTAATTTTGAATCAATTTGATTCAATGCATTTACTACGGGCTTTGCATTTGCCTCGAAAGTAACTATTAATTCTTTAAGACTTGTTGCCATCGTTATTATTCATTTTAGTTTCTAAATCTCGTTGCTTTTGAAGCTCTAAATGATTCCTGAAATCTAGGACTGCATTCATTTTCAAAGCATCAATAAAGTTCAGATTTTCTATTTCTGAATAAGTTATAGCTTTATCTAAAACAAGTCTCCATACTATTATTTCATCCACAATTTCAGAATTTAGACCTTTAACTAATTCTTTTTCACTTCGCTCAATGCTTGCCGGATGACTTCTTCCATCGGTGCTAACATCGGGATCTTCTTTACCAGGATGGTAAGAATATTTAGAGAAAAAAAACCATTGAAGTCTAAAACCTCCATAGCTAATTCGATAGTTCCGTCTAAATTGTTTTCAAAAACTTTGTTAAAATTGGTTTGACTATTTAATTCACCAATATCAATAGCAGAACAGTTTTTAAATAATTTCATAAGTAATTCACCAGGAATGCCATAAAGTATTGTAGCAATTCCTTTTATAACTCCAGTGCTATTTTCTAAAGCAACATCAGAATCTAATTGATTTTTTACTCCATCAAATAAATCTTTTCTTAATTTAAGTGCTTCTAATGCATTGAATTGGATAATATTTATATCAAATTCACCAATTTTAATAGTTTTTGTTTTTAAAGCCATAGCTTATACAATTTAATTATTTCCTGCTAAGTTAATAACATAATCAGATCCTGTTCTAATAGTCCATTCTCTTTGTTTTGCTTCATTTCCATAAGAAATAGTTGGATTTTTAACAATCCAAGCAGTTTTAGCTGCAATAAGACTATTACCAGATCTATCTTTAATTAATAACGGAAGAGGAGCACTTACTGCTCTATCTGCATTATGAAGTCCAGATAAAACTTGGTTAGTAGGAGAAGTTTGTCTTAATCTTAAAATAATAGTTAAAAAATTTGAATTATTTTTAACTCTATCAACATGCCCGTCAGCTCCTCCTATAGAATTAAAAGCATCGTTTTCCTCCGATATTTCGACAGAATCGCCATCAGCAAATCCAGTTATTTGAGCAACGCCAAATATAACGCTTAGCTTTTTAAAATCAAAAGTTCCGATATTATTTGCCATAATATTAATCTAATTAAAAGTTATTAAACTGAAAGGTTACCACTTATTGCAATTTTATTGACTGCACCAGCCAATGTTGCTGTAAATGAAACACCTGAAAATAATCTTGCTAAGTTATCAGCAGATGAAATATCAGCAACGTCAGGAACAGTTATTGTATATTGACCAATACCGTCGGCGTCAGCTGCAATAAAACCGTTTGCTACCCCTTCATCAAAAACTTCTCTCATTTTATTTTCAATTATATCTCCACCGGCGTCAGTGTAAGGTATTTTTTCAGCATTAATTAAAGTTGAATATAAATTTTCTTGAAGTTTTGCTTGTAACCAATCAGCACCTCTAATTACGTCAATCCATTCACCTGAAGCAACTTTACCGTATCTTGTTATTGATTTTCCGGCAAAAGTTTCGTATGTATTACCATTATTTGCAAATATAGCTGATGATTGCGATGAAAGTAAATCGTCAGCAATAATTCCTTTAAGAAACTTAAACGCCCAATTTGATGATCCTGGAAGCGTAGGCAATTGCCGACCTAACCAAGAAGCATCAGCAAAATAATTAGCTACATCACTATTATATATAGTAAAAGTTCTATCGTAACCTAGTTGTTTTAATTGATATAAAATGCTTCCTGTGTTTGCTGAATCAAGATTGTCAATGTCAGATGTTCTAGCAAGAAAAATTCTTTTTAATGGTTCAATTTTACTAGCCGCACTTAAAATATCAACTTCAACTGCAGAAGTAATAGCAAGAGCATACCAAGTAGAATTATAATCAAAACATTTTTGAATAGCATTTGCCCAAGTTTCTGATAAAGTATATGAACCTGAACCGGTAGCAGGAGTTGCTGAAGGAGTAGAAGTTGCAGTAAATCTAATATTATCGTCATCAATAATAGTTTCAACAGTAAATGTTCCGTTATATTCAGCTTGATCAAAACCTGCAACAGTAACTGAAGCACCAACTTCAGCTTCAATACCGATTCCTATTTTATTAAGATTAACAATATTTCCTGATGGATTTGTTGCAGCAGTAATAGTAGTTGAAGCTTTAACAACTTTTTTACCAAGCATAATTATAGCTGGAGTTTTTTCTTGTGAAAAAGCTGCTGAAGCCATTTTATATTCTGGATCTGAAGAAACAAAATCAACAGCAACTTCAGTCATATTAGCATAACTTTTTACACGTCTATCAAGCTTCATAGATTCACCTAAAAACAATGGAGTTCCAAATCCTTGTTGAGTAATTGTTTTAGTTGAAAGATTAATTGAAATATCTATTATTTGATCTAATTTATTTGACATAATTTAATTCAATTTAATTTTAATTATTAAAAAATTATTCTACCACCGTTTCAATAATAAAAGGATCTTTTTGCTGATCACTATCAACATTTCCAGAGATTCCAATAGAATTAATTGCCGGCACATTATCTTCTGTATTAGAAGAATAATTTTTAGAAATTCTAAAAATTAGTTCGGCTACTGATCTTGTTTCAAAACTTTCATTAATAGTTGTAGTTATATCCACAGGATCACTTTCAATGTTAACATATGCTAATTTATTTTGACATAATAAACTTAAATTACTTGGTAATTCAAGTTTATTTATTAATTCTAATAAAATTTCCATTGCATCTTCACTTACACAAGTTAAAGATAAAACAATTTCTCTATCACCTTGAGTTTTACTTAACTCTCCAGTATTAGGCTTTGAATAATAATCAGTTCCACCAATGAATCTAACTGATGATATTTTCATAGCAATATGATCACCATCAGGATCCGGTGCATTTTGGCCTAACCATATAACTTTTTTACTTGTTAAGACATTTATTACCGTTGCTAATGCTGTTTTTAATTCTACTATATTTATACTCATATTCTAACTTGATTCAGGTGGAACACTGTCGTTTGTTGTTCTTTTAGCAACAAATATTTTATAATGATTAATAACATTATTTTTCCAAGGGTATACTCTAACAACTTCAAATTCATTTCCATCTATAATAATTATATCAGCGTTTACACCTTTTCCTTTTTCTATTCCATATAATTCTGTAGAAGTAAATATTTTTTTTGTCTCTAATTCTCTTCTATTTTCAGGAAGTAATAACATTTCTGATCCTGTCATAGGTTGAACACTAGCAGTTATAGTAAATTCTGTATCAGGCCCGGAAACTTTAAAAAAACCTGCCGCGTCATAATCTCCTGATGCTCTTCGTTTTACAGTTAATGTATGTTTTCTAAAACTGCTCATTTTTTTAATATTTTAAAAGATACACTTTTTAATAATTGGCCTGTTTCAATCAATGGATTATCAAAACCTTTATTTTTTATAGTTGATAAGGCGTTTGCAGGATCTTTAAAATCAATTATTGTTTTTTTAACTTGATTTTTTTGGTATAAACCTATTAGTTTTAATTCTCTAATTACATCAAATCTTCCTGATCTTATTAATTTTGGTATTTTGGAGAATTTTTTACTTATTTTTTTATAATTTTTATTAAAAGTGCTTCTTAAAAATGATCTTTCAGGAATAACAATATTTCTATTTTTTCCAGCTTTTGTTGTTCCAAACTCGTTTACAATAGCTCTAATGCGAACGTCTTCTCCTGATTCTTTAAAAATACCGACAACAACTTTCTTAGAATTTAAGTCTTGAAAACTTTTTTTATAATTATTAAATCCTTTATCTATTACTTTAAGTCCCACGATTCATATAAAAATTAGGAACACGAGCTTTTAATAATCTATTGTAAGAATCCAAATATTGAGTAGTGTTCATACTTACATTTGGATTATTTCCTCCACCATAGCTTCTACTTAAATCACCTTCTTTTTCTTGAGTTAAAACTCCTCTAGAATTTCCGTCTCTTGAGCTTAGCTCCAACAAATGGCAAGCATAATATGCTATAGCTAAATTATAATTATTGGTATCACTGAATAATGTAGTATCAACCTCGTTTTGAGCAATACCTATAAATCTATTTTTTTTATCTGTGGAATTATCAGCATCTATTGTTGGAGCAATATCAGCAATCCACTCAAGAGACGTAGTCATTACTTAACAGCTTTAATTTTCTCAATTATTTGTTTAACATTTAAGCCTTTAGTTTCAATCTCTAAAGAATTAGCAATTTCTACTAAAGTTTTTTTATTTTGAGCTTCAAGGTCAATATCAGAAAGATCAATTCCTTCTTCATAAGTATCTTCTGTTATTTCTTTAATATCTTCTTCAGTATTTTCTTCAGAATTATCTTTTTCAGATTCTTCAATGTTTTCTTCAGAAATATCTTCTTTAGTTTCAATTTTTTTAGCTTTTTCTTTAGATTTTTTCTTTTCTTCAGCTACAATAACTAAACCAGAGATTCTTGTCATTGCTTCATACATAGGATGAGATTTAATTAACTCAAATTGTTTATCAGTCAATATATTTTCACCATCTTGTAATACAATAGTTTCTTCAAAAGTTCTAAATCTCAATAAACCTTTAGTTCTTTTTAAAATTTTCATAGCAATTATTATATTGTTTAATAAATCTATAAAAACCTAGAAAACTAATGTTTTCTAGGTTTTTATATTATATACCGTAATTGTAAGAAACAGAATAAGGGAAGAATATTCTAGTTCCACCGCATCTTGCTTCAATAATGTTTTTTGTTGCAAGATTTTTGATTTGAGGAGCATGAGGCATTAGTCTTATAGGAAGGACACCTTCTAATTTTTCTTCTGAATTATTATAAAGAACAAAACCAGATTTAGTTCCGTTTACAAAACCATTTTTAAGTTGTTGAACCCAATCTACAGTTAAACCATATTCTTGTTCAATATATTTTAATATTGACATACCAGAATAATTAGTAGTATCAAGAGCTTTTTTCTTAATTAAATGATAATTTGTAGGATCAAGTAACATGCGAGTAGGTATTTCATTTCCGTTACTTGTGTCAATTACATTATTAAATGCTTCTTCAACGTCATCAAGAATATTTACAGCAGTTTTAGTTGACCATAATGTAGATGAACCAATTCCAGTAGCAGCTACAACATCAATAGGAACATTGCCGTTATTAAACATTCCAGTGATATTGTATCTTGAATCGC